TATATTTGATGATATAAATATTACCGGATGTTTTTTTTTATATATATTTAATTTGGGTATACATGATAATATATCATTCAAAGTATGTTTATTATGCTTTAAAAACAATTCCAAATTATCAAATATTATTGCATTATATTGGTAATCATTATTGAACATCATACACACATTTTTCCTACCTAATGCTTCATTTAAATATTCTTTTATGTTCGTTTTTGATTTGAAAAAATCAATATTAATATGAATTATTTTATAGTTATTTAAAATACATTCTGCTAAACTTGTTTTCCCTGACGAATTTATCCCATGTATAAATAAAAATTGATCTTTATAATCTTTATTTATCCAATTATTTAATAAATCTTTTTGTTTTTTATTTAAAAAAAAATCTGATATATCCATATATATCTTATATTATTAATCTTTATACTTTTATTGATTAAATAATGTAATATTTTCTCTTGACATATTATTTCTATCTGTTAAGTCAAAAGTATAACTAGCCTTATTATGATGTTGTGGTAAATCCATCAAATTTGGCATCTCACTAATATCACTCAAATATTTTTTGTGCATATCATAATTATTAAATATTTTACCTAAACTATATTGAACTACTAAACCGTTCAACCGTTGTATTTGTATTTTTATTAGTTCTAATGTTTTATCAACTGAATTGCTATATTTTAAGAATATTCCACGCATAATTGTTAACAAAATAATATTCGATTGATTATCAATTAAATCATTTTTTTCTTTATGGAATTCATATCTTATTAATTTTTGTATATTATTTATATTATCATCCGAAAAAAAATATTTACTCAATAATGTTTCTTCTAATACCCCACTTAATATATCATCAGCACAATGTATAGTTTTACCTGGCGTCAAAATAATATCATTATTCACCATAACATGGTCTAAATTATCATGCCGTTTATATATATCAGGGATTAAACCATTCATCTTATTTATAGATTGTCCTGTATTGTTCAACTGTCCTTGTACTCCAGAAATACCTGTATGCAGTTGTTCAGAATTATCCATATATATTAATACATATATTTATTTTTTTTCATATATTCTAATAACTCATTTAATTCTTCTATCCACATTTGATTAATCCCTTTATTAAATATTATATCTATTTCATCTTTTATCTTACTTAATTCATTATTTAATTCTTCCACTTTATCTGTTGACATAGTGTATATCGGCATATTGATTAAATAATTATATTGAGTTTTAATTATATCGAATGTTGATACTTCTTCAATGATATTTGATTGCGTATCATATAAATTATATGCTTTATCAAATAATTGTTTTAATAAATCATTTTTACTACACTCAGATACTTTAATTGATTTTAGAATTACTTCATTAATAAATCGTATTTTATTATCTAATATTAATAATTTATTGTTTAATTCATTTAATATATATTCCTTCCTTTTAGTATATATACCCAATCTAACTTTATAATGTTCATCCATGATCTGGTAAGGTGACGCATATTTATTAATTACATTATTTCTATTATAAGCATGTATATTTGTTAATGAAATTTTTGTTACTAATTTTAATTTCTTTTCAAAATTATCATATCCATCTTTATTACTAATTTCATCATAAATGAATTCATCCGATAAAGTTATTAATATATTAACATCTTTGTAAGTGGAATAATTATAAAAATCAACAATCATATCAGATTTCTCACATTGAATATTATCTTCTAAATAAGCAATGTATTTATCTGTCCATCCCCCAATAGGTAATTCAGTAATTCTTAACTTATTATCACTTAACGAATAAATACCTTTGGATATATATTGTTCATTTGATATTTTTATAATTTTACCTTTGAAACCCCTATAGAAAGGAATCATCGCAGAATATGAACCATCTTGAATTTTTCTTTTAATATTATTAATAATATCTATAGGATTATATTGCGGGATATTTGTACTCCATCCTGTACCAATTCCTACCATACCATTCACTAAAACCATAGGTATTATAGGCACATAATATTCTGGTTCAACTAATAATCCATCATCATCCGTATATTTTAATAGATTGAAATCTTCTTTTCTGTAAATTAAATCTGTAATTGGATTAATCTCAGTATGAATATACCTAGATGATGCTGCATCATTACCTCCCATAATCCTAGTTCCGAATTGACCATTCGGTAGAAGCAAATTAATATTGTTCGAACCAACGAAATCTTGTGCCATACCTATAATTGCTCCCTGTAATGAAGCTTCTCCATGATGATATGCCGCATGCTCACTAACATATCCGGATAGTTGTGCTACTCTAATTTCCGAGTATAATTTTCTCTTAAAACAACTGAATAAGATTTTTCTTTGAGATGTTTTTAATCCATCTATACAAGATCCAATTGACCTACTTGTATCTGAATTTGAGAAATGAATTAATTCCTTATTCACAAAATCATCTATACTTGTTTTTTTAATATTATAATCAAGGATAATTTCCTTATCATATTTCTTCAACCATTCTTTACGATCATCTGCCAAACCTTTATTAAATGCTAGATTTACTGCCTTGTCTGTATGTTCATTAACTGAATAATCATTTACTTTTAATTCTTTAAAATATTGTTTCGCTTCTAATGATGTAGAAGTTCCTAATCCCTTATAATATTTAATATTAAAACTCTTTGAGTTCTTAGTCTTTTTCTTCCATGTTTCATAATCTGTTAATGTATAAAATGGTTTAACAGTTTTCTTTAATGATACTTTTACAATCGGTGTAATCATATAAGATATAAAATCAAAATTCAATAGTTCAGGCCATAAATAATGAAACATATTAATTAATAATCCTTTAATGTGAAACCCATCATGATCCTGATCCGTCATAATCATAATTTTTCCATATCTTAATGATTTCATATCCTTATATTTCTTATTACTTTCTAATCCTAATATCTTTTTTATATTAACAATCTCAGTATTCGCATTAATTTGTTTTATATTTGCTTCACGAACATTCAGTACTTTTCCCTTCAAAGGAAATACTCCATATTTATCACGACCTACTTCGGATAACCCTGCAATCGCCATAGACTTTGCTGAATCTCCCTCAGTTAAGATAATAGTACATTCTTGTGATTTCTTTGTTCCTGCCCAATTAGCATCATCTAACTTAGGAACAATAATCTTATTTTTCTTTTTACCATCTGTTTTCTTTAAATCTTTATTATCATTTTTAGAATCAGCATCTAAAATCTTATCAATTAATTCATTATTAGAACAAATCTTTTTAATAAATTTACCAGATATTACAGGTTTAGAACCAAACTTATTGTGTGAAGTAATACATCTTTCTTTCGTTTGGGAATCAAATGATGGATTCTCAATTACACAATTAATATATAATGACATATATCTGCGAATTACTTTGTCCTTTATTTCTTTCTTATGCTTTTTCTTAATGAAATCAATAATACCATTAGCAATTTGTTTGGCAATACATTCTACATGTGAACCACCTTTGCTAGTACATATACCATTTACAAATGATAATTGTTCGAATGTATCATTATGAGATACCGAAAATATTACATCCCATCTATCCGATATAATTTCTTGGAATTTCACAAAGTCATTATATAAATTAATATAATCAAGAAACGATTTAATGTTAATTTTTTCATCATTCAGAAACACATTAATAGATTTATCAGTAATTCCTGCAATATCATATATCCTACGATACATTAATTTAATCATATCATCCGAATAATTTACTAAATCAAATCTTTTAAAATCACATTTCCAAGTAATCTTTGTATAAGGTTTTGCTTGACATTTCTTAATAATTGGTTCATTACATTTAGTCATATTCTTTTCCCATGTTTGAGTATATTTTAACTTATTAATATGATCAACTGTTTCTACCGTAAATTCTTGTGAAAAGATATTTGCTAACTTAGCCCCATATCCATTCTTACCACCAACAATCCTTTTTTCTCCTTTTTTATAATTAGATGATGTTAAAAGTTCACCAAATATTAATTGTGGAATATAAATCTTTTCTTTTTCATGTTCTTTAACAATAATACCATTTCCATCATTTAGTATAGTTATTGAATTATCTTCGTTAAAATTAATTTTAACATTAGATACTTGGATAATATTAGAACCTTCTTGTCCTTGTAATCTGACAATTTGATCCCGAGCATTTACTAAAATTTCATTAAAGATATTTAATAATGCTGGGATATATTCAATTTCTTTAAAGACAATTTTATTTTCATTATAAAGTGGCAAAACTTCATTAATTTTATCGATACCCCCAACATATGTATCCGGAGTGTCATAAATATGTTGTCTTAATTCTTTTTTTTCATATTGTTCTGCCATATTCTAATATATTATATAGTTATTATTTTAAGTAAATAAAATTCAAATTTTTAAATTATATTATTTAATTAAAATTAATTTTAATTAATTAAGTTCTTTGGATTTTTATAGATATTTTAAAATTATATTTTGAATTATTTTAAAATTATATTTAATTAATTAATTAAATATTTAATTACAGTTCCTTGGATTTTTATAGATATTTTGAATTATTTTGAATTAATTAATTAATTAATTTAATTAATTAATTGAATTTCGCCAAAATTTTTTTCTATGCTATAGTATAAAAACAATGGGAGGAGGATTAATGCAATTAGTAGCTTATGGCGCACAAGACATCTACCTTACTGGTAACCCGCAAATTACTTTCTTTAAAGTCGTCTATCGCAGACACACTAACTTCTCGATGGAAGCTATTCAGCAGACTTTCAGTGGTGGTAATGGTGTCAACCCTGTATGCACTATTTCCCGCAATGGTGATTTAGTTCACAAAATGTACCTTGTATCAACTAAGCATAATGACGCCAGATTCACACCACGCCAAATTCAAACAGTTGAATTAGAAATTGGTGGTCAAAGAATTGATAGACAATCTGGTCAATGGATGGACACCTGGAATGAACTTTCTACCCCGGAATCTAAAGCCATCGGTCTTAAATCTATGACTGGTCAAATTGGTGCGGATGGTACCGGTGTAGCTCAAGTCCATATCCCACTTCTATTTTGGTTCTGCCGTAACCCTGGTCTTGCTCTCCCACTTATTGCTCTTCAATACCATGAAGTTAAAGTTAAATTTACATTAAAGTCTAGTGGCAACCCCGCAGGGTTTGAATTATACTGTGATTACATATACCTTGACACTGATGAAAGACGTAGATTCGCTCAAGTATCACACGAATACCTTATTGAACAAGTTCAAGAACAGAGTAGTTCAGGCGGTTCTAATAAACTCAACTTTAATCATCCAGTTAAAGAACTTATCTGGTCCACTGGAACAAAAGCTGAATCAGTAGGATTAAAATTAAATGGACATGACCGTTTCAGTACGAGAGAAGATGAACACTTTTATTTACAGCAACCATTTGATTACCACACTGCTGTTCCTAAGCAGAATTTACCGGTGGCTGCTCAAATTAGTACATTAGACAGAACTACTGTATTTTCAACAATTGACGCGGATACTGTTGCCGATAAGGATTTTTCAGGTCTTGGTGGAACGGCGTTAAACCCAATTAATATACTGGCTTCCGCAGGAGACATTACTCTTAATGATGGAGTAATAACTTTCCAGAATGACACGCCTTTAGTGGCTAGAATGGATCTTTCTATAGGTGATGTATTAGCATTTGTTTTCACACATGAGGCGAGCGGGCCCGCCACCGGCGGTAATATTGGAACATATTTTGCTAATGTTATTGCACCACCGGTCATCGAACCCGAGACCGCGACGATAGTAACCTTTTCAGTATCTACACCAACCAGAGATTTAAGTAATGGAACTACACAAACGATTACAGGTCCATATACTGGTTCTGACACCGCTGTATTTAATATATATAAAGTAACGAATGCTACTTCTAATCAAGCCCGCACCTCCAAAGACTCCAATCCTATCGGTGTATACTCATTCGCCCTCAAACCTGAAGAGCACCAACCATCTGGCACCTGCAACTTCTCCAGAATTGATAATGCTGAATTAACTTTAACAGGTGCCTCCACCGGCATCATCTACGCTGTCAACTACAATGTTCTCCGTATCATGAGTGGTATGGGTGGCTTAGCATACTCGAACTAAGTTTCTTAATAAACAAACTAATAATAATCATTTTTTAAAATCTTTTCAAATAAATTATTAATAATTTACTAAATTATTTAATAACATACATACAGTCATTGATCCGATACCTCCTGGGTCTGGCGTAATATATTTACATAAATTAATGAATCTTGTCTATCACCGACAATTATTATGGATAAATTTACAGATTTATTTTTAATATTATTATAGATATTTTCTGAAACTGATTTACCATTTAATATTTTTTCCATAATATTTTAAAGTTAAATTATTTTAAAATTATAGTTTATTTGTTTGATTAATTAATTAATTTCTTTAAAATTTTTTTCTATGTTATAGTATAAAAACAATGGGAGGAGGATTAATGCAATTAGTAGCTTATGGCGCACAAGACATCTACCTTACTGGTAATCCTCAAATTACTTTCTTTAAAGTCGTCTATCGCAGACACACTAACTTCTCTATGGAAGCTATTGAACAAACCTGGAATGGGACATCTAATAGTGCGAGTGGTCGTTGTACCGCCACAATTTCAAGAAATGGTGATTTAGTCCACAGAATGTATTTAGAAATTACGGACGGAACGGTAGATCCTGTCGACGGTGTCGATAATCCTGGTGTAGCTTGGATTGATAGTGTTGAATTAGAAATTGGTGGTCAAAAAATTGATAAACATTCCAAGTTATGGATGGAATGTTGGGCAGAATTAACTGAAGTCAATCCCACAGGTGCAGTGGGTTCACTACATACCTCCGTCGGTGCAGGTACATTATTTCAAAAAATGAGTTTTATGGGTGGTGTTAATAACGCAGATGCCTCCGCAGCGGCGACGGATGTCGGCCCTGTATTTGTTCCACTACAGTTCTGGTTCTGCCGTAATCCTGGTCTTGCTTTACCACTCATAGCCCTTCAGTACCATGAAGTTAAAGTTATTCTTCAACATACATTTGGTTCTGCGTGGGTCGGGTCCGGAATCGACCAAAAATTATGGTGTGATTATAT